CATAGTTGCAGCTATCCTCTGAGCTTCCTCTCTCTTTGCTTCTTCCTCTTTCTTGGCTACTGGTAACAGAATATTTATATCACCCTGAAACTCAGCCCCAATAAAGGGTACATAACTAAGGAAAATTTGTGGAAGGGTGTTCAGGATATACTGTTGCCCTTCATAGGGTAAGTTCTTTACAATACTGATATAAGCTGCTTGACTAATATCTGTAAGTATACCTTCTTTCTGACCAGCTGTGATAAGTGGCTCACCTGTCGGTGATATGGGAGTTAGGTTTCCACTGGTTTCATCATAGTAACAGGTTCATTAGTAGCAGGGTCTATGATAGGAAGACCAGCTTCGTCAGTTGGCATGACCCAGCCACCACCACTGGATAGTTGGTCAAAAGCTGCTGATGCCATCTCAGGGAGGGAATCAAATTGGTCAACATCAACGCCCATACCTCTAAGAGCATCAAGATATTGTTGAAGTAGAATCTCCTTACCCTTAGTTTCATCTAACTCACCAGCAATAGGTGGATATGCTTGTTTAAGAGTCTCTGTAATCTCACTTATGTCCTTAGAGAAGGCAACAGTAGACATAATTTGGCTAGGTTGAAGTATAGATATCCCTGCCCCACCAATAAGATTAGCTAATTCCTCTTCAGTAATAGGTAATATACCCAAAGGTTCACCCGATATAAGGGCTTCTCTACCAGCACCAAGTAATCCTCTAGCATAGTCCACAACAAAGGACTGTTCCTCCTCTGTGAAGCCTAATTTGGATAGCTTGAAGTATTTATCTAACTCCTCTCTAGTAGTTATCAAGGTAGCTTCTGCCAAAGCCAGTATCCTAAGAGTATTCTGGATAGAGGGGAGGATACTAACTACCCTCTGCATACGAAGCAGCTCACTATATTCGGCTTCTGCTTCAAGCATCCTTTCCCTGGCTTGCTCAGGGGTAACACCATAATCAAATCCCCACTGCCAGGGAGTCAAAGCACTAACTATAGGCTCAAAGATTGTCCCAGGAATAATCCCCCTCAAGCTTCTGGAGAGAACTTAGTTTGATAGAGTTCTTCCATCTGGCTTCTCTGCTCTTTTACAAGCTCAAGCCTTTTTTCTTCTTCTTCTCCCCACTTAGTAGGAAATTCTGGTAAAGTTGGTAATGTTGGTTGTGTATTATCTGCCATATTAACCTCTTATTGCCTTCCCACGACCTATCCTGTTACGAAGTTCTTGTGGAGTAAATCCCCTAGTTACTTCAGGCGGAGCTACCCCTGGAGCTATCCTTGGTATAGCCTTAGGTGCTCCAGCTGCTCTTTCAGCTTCCACCTTTCCCATCTCTGGGACAGCTGCCTGACCTGGAGCTGGTGCTCCCATTTGCATCTCCAAAGCATCAGCCATCTTCTTGAAGGCTCTAGCTTGTTCGGTATCACCATGAAACTCTAAGTATTTAGCATGACCTCTAAATGCTGATATTTTCTTCAAAGCCATAGCTTCGGGCGAGTGCATCACATCATAAGTATCTTTATTCCTTAGAACTGCCTGAGGGTCATTTTGTCCAAGAACTTCACTTAGGATAGTCAGTGGGTCTAAGTGTTCTTTAAGTTGATTAGCAATAGTAGCTCTCTCTAGCCAGTCCTTAGGAGTAGCCACATCGGACTCAACTGTTATACACACATCCTCAGGAATATCCGTTGGTTTTAGTTTCTCTACGAACTTACCCTTAATCTCAAAGACACGCTTATTAGCTTTAAGGTTAGACAACCAAAATATATCAGCTTCCTCTATAACAAAGTGTTTAGCATCCATATAAGGATACAATATCTGATTAGCTGAACTAGATGCCATTATAGATAAAGCATAACCTGGTTGTCTCTCTACCATACCCCATACAGCATCAGTAAAACTACCTTTTTGTAGCTCTCTCTTAATATCCATCAAGTTAGCCTGGATTTCAATAGGGATAGATGCTGGGGGGACACGCTGTAGTCCCTGCTCACCCACTCCATAGTGGAATAAAGCACCTCGTTCACGGAGCTGCTCAGGTGTAGCTTGTGGACTGGCACTAAACTCCTGAGTTACAGGCTGTGCTGTATCCCTAAGGATTTGGCTTATCATAGTTCTCCACTTGTTGAAAGCATCAGTTATTGGTTCATTAACCTCAAAGATACCTCTTCCTACAAGGTGTCTCCAATCTTTAGTTTTTGGGGTCAAACTTCCTCTGTCAGGAAAGCCAGCAACAGGGGATACAAGTATCTTTATATCAGGTCTTATTACCCAACCATCAACTACTTTATTATTGAATAAGACAGCATTGTACCAATCCTTACCTCGCAGTAACCAATAATCATCTATAGTCACAGATGGAATACCACTGATAGATGCAGTGGAGATATTACTGGAGTACTTCCAACCATTCTGTTCAGCTTTAATCTTGGCTTCACTTTCTGTTACAGTGTAACTATGAGTACAAGCCGATAACTTACCATTAGCGAAGAAAGGATAAGTATCATAGGGATTCCATATCTGGGTTTGGACTAAACCAGAATCTCGGTCATATCTGAATATGGTTGAATACCACCCAAGGACTAGGAGGAAAAAACCAAGTTCATCTAAGTAAGATTGGTTTCCACCAGACCTTCGTTCCCTATCTATCTTATTCCACATATACTTACAGCCCCTATCTACCTTAGCCCTCTTATCAAGTTCAATAGCTGTCTCTGTCTCAATAGGAGCAGAGTGGGACAAATCCCCTCTTGTTAATAAATAGTGAGCCATATCAAAGAATGTTTGTGGTTCATTACTAACATAAGTTTCAAGACCTTTGGCTGCCAAAGTATCTAACATCACAAGGGTTTGATACCATATCTTAAACTTCCTATTCCTCTGACTCCAATAGTTCTTGAGGTCAGCTACACTCTTATTTATTTCCTGCTCATTCATAATTCCTCCTTACCAGCCCCAATTATTATAGCTACCTTGATAGCCATGAGCTGTGCTTGACACCTTCCTAGTAGTAACTGCTATCATAAAAGCAATAGCCAAGTCATCATAGGTCTGTGCCTCTTCCCTATATTTCCTTTTCAATTTTACATACCGATAGCTTCTAAGCTGTCTTACTAGGTTAGAATCCCATAACTTGAGCTGAGCTAGGTTCTCCCTAGTGATAGTCATTAACATACTTCTGGTTTGGTCATTACTCCACCAGCCACGCTGAGCTGTTACCTTACCAGAAGTAAAATCCCTCTGATGAGTTACATTAGGGTAATCAACCAGCTGTTCAAGCACAGCATAACCAGTGAAATTACGCTCTACAGCTATCTCTGCCTTATTATACCATACTGCAAGCTTTTTGAGAAGCATGGCAAACTCATGAGGCTCAAGCCTAGCCTGGAACGTAGCACATACTCTCCATTGTGGGTCTAGGACTACAGCTGCACTATAGCTTCCTTCTGGAGCACCTGATGAAGTATCAGCCCCTATGATATAATTCTTAACCTCTTTCACAGGAGGTATCCATATAGTCCATCCATCTGGGTGACGCTCTCCATCATAACAAGAATTGGCTAAATCTGATAAGATACTGGGGTCAAACACTGGGTCACCTATAGTAATGAAACAATCCACATCATTCTCTGGGTATTCAATGAAGAAGAGACCCCCCTTCTCCGATAGTTTGAATCTTCTCCACCTTATCTGGTCTTCATCTAGGTTATGTGTATCAACAAGGAACTTCTCCTCATCAGTGTAAGTAAGTTCACCCCTGTCCTGTGGTTGAAGCAAGTTAAGTACCTCTGGGTCTCTTGGATTCCTTGATATCCTATATCCCTGTTCTAGCCACCAAGGGAAGAAGAAGGGCTTATATGGACTCCTACCTTCTCTGGCTTTTACCCATGTCTCATAGAAGATATTATCCTCTCCGTTTGGAGTAGATTCCAAGTTAAGCTCCCACTCTAGGGGAACTGCATCCTGGATACCTGATAGTATACGTTCACCATCCTCATAGAAGGCTATCTCTGATAGATGGGCTTTATGAATAGTATCACCTCTGGAAAAAGCCCTTGAACCACAAGTACCTATGTAGATACTACTGTGGGTATCTTCTATTATCTTCTCAGACCTGGACTCAGCATCTAGACTGGGCTTAGGCTCTTCCATTGAATCATAGTAGAATTGAACCCTATCAAGAAGACGCTGAGTTGACCTTGTTTCATGGGATACCACAGCACAAGAGATATAAGGTATCACTGTACAACTTATAAACATATCTGCCAGAATAGAAGATGATACCCCAACCTGTCTAGCTTTAAGGATTATATTCCTCTTACTCTTATGGGTATGGAAGTATCGTTGAACTGGATTAAATACATAGGGAACTACAATACCTTGCTTATTAACAATATAGAGAAGTTTACCAGCCAGCTCAACAGTGTCAAGCTTTGGGATTACCAATGTCTCCATGTCTTGAATCCTTTATTCCTTAGCTGTGCTCTCAGTCTCATCACAGGTCGGTTCACTCTCCGATAAAGACTTGCTTTTCGGATGTTCCGTCTGCTCGCTGCTAACTTCTTCAAACTCTGCATCTACTATTCTATCTCCTTCGGTTATTTGTTCTGGTGTTCTGCCTAACTGGATAATTCTCTGCTCCCAAGTTAGTGATTTAACCTGTGGAACTACATCCAAATCAGTCATAAGCTTACTATAGACTTCTCTAGCTAAGTTTGTCTTGGCAAGATTGTATTCTCCAGTCTCTATTTCCATTTTTAATTGTGCTATGATTTTACCCTCTAAGAGAACAGCCTCTAACTGATTACCCTTCCTAAGCATCTGCACAGCTTCCTGTCTATGCTCTTGCATAAGAGTTGGAAGCTTATGATATATAAGAGAAAACTCTTCATTCTTGAACCAAGAATTGTAAGTTCCTCTCTTAACACCAATGAGGTTCATTACAATATCAGCATCCATCCCAGCTACACGCATCAGGATGAATTGCCTTTTATTTCCTGTTATTGACTTGATTTTCTCTCGTAGAGTATCCATATAGCAAGATGATAGCATACTCATAGCCTGTTTGTCAAGTCCCCTGATAAATCCTTGACATAGCTTTGAAAGTATGCTAAACTAAGATAATTTACGAAAAGTTAGCTTCAAACCTACGATGTAATATAAAATATATAAGATATTGAAAACCCAAGAGAAGGAGGAGATATGAGATTTTTTATAGTAAAACATGAGCAAGTATGCAGAGCTTGTGGTAGTACAATGATGCCTGGGGAAGAAGCAGTCGCTCTTTTAGTTTATAATAATATACCCCTTACCTTTCATATAGAGTGCTTCTCTGAATGGAACAAGACTATGTTCAACCATAGGTTAGAATATTGGAGGCAATCAAGGGGTGGAAATGATAGGAAAGTTAAGCCTAAGATGGGTAGACCTCGGAAGTATATTGACCCTATAAAGGCAGGAAGGTTGAGGTCTCTCAAGCTCTATTACCTAAAAAGAGGGAATAATAATAAAGTTAGCGAGCTACAAGTTATGCTTTCTGACCTCAGGGCTTGACAGAGTTGACCTTCTGTGCTATGATAGACTTGGTGTACCTTACACCTCATTGTATCATAATGGAGAGGGAGCTTTTCCACACTTAGTTCCCTCTCCTCCCTGCTAGGATTACTGGTTACCAGATGGGGTCTGTTCAGGTTATGTTGTACCGATGCCAGGAGAATAACTAGGCATCTTTCCAGTAGTCCTTTCAGTACTGAACTTCCCTGGGATATTTTACCCTCAGACCAATTTTTATGTGTGACAATATCTCGTGGCTATTCGTGGGTGTGGGTGATGTCCTATCCTATCACCCCTAGCTATAATTTTACTTCCTAGCCTAGCTATGCTATACTACCTATGTGGGGGGGATACCTTCCACAAGTACATTAAAAATAGAATATAGTCGCTAGGCTAGGTAATGCTAGTTATACCTTCCTAGACATCGTTATAACGAATAGAAGGAAGGTGATACAATGTCAGAAGTAATCGCAACTTTAGGTACTAAGCAAGCTATGTTATTAGACTTGCTAACCGATGAGCAACTACAATCTAACCTAGAGGGAGCTAAAGCCAACGGCAACAACGAACTAGCCAACGCCATTAGTGAACACCTAGACGCTAAAGCTAAAGCTAAGCACGAAGCTGAAGTCCTAGAATCGTTTACCAATGCCCTAAATGCCCTAGAATTGCCGCTAGAAGTCCCAGAAGGTGTGTTCAATATCTTCAGGGCTAGAGTCAGGGATAGTAGGAAGCTAAACAAGAAGGA